ATCAAGTATGAAATCGAACAATAAATCAAACATAAATTGGATTTACGATATTGAAACATATCCGAACGTATTCACGCTTACACTGATTCGTGACGATGGTAAGTTTTTGACTACTTTTGAAGTAAGCGATAAAAAGAAAGATTATGAACGCATGAAAGGATGCATTGATTATATTAAGAACAACAACCAAACGATGGTTGGATTCAATAATCTAGCGTTCGACTATCCTGTTTTACATTCGGTCATTAAATGGTTAAATGCTGATATAAAGTTTTCAGCTAAAGCTGTTTATGATGTTGCAATGTCTTTAATTGAAAAGATTAAAAGTGGAGCATTTGTCAATGAAGTAAAAAATCCAGAAATACGACAAATGGATTTATATAAAATGTGGCACTTTGATAACAATGCAAAAGCAACTAGCTTGAAGAAGCTAGAAATTGCTATGCGTAGCAACACTGTTGAAGACCTTCCTTTTCCAGTAGGTAAACATTTAAATGATGACGAGATTGACGTTTTAATTGAATACAACAAAAAGGATGTTTTAGAAACATTGAAATTTTTCAATTATTCAAAGCCAGCAATAGAATTAAGAGAGAATCTTTCTGTAAAGTTTGGATTTGATTGTACAAACCTTAATGACACAAAGATTGGGAAAAACTTGTTGATTAACAAGTTAGAAGAATCTAACCCACAATGCTGCTATAAGCGTGTTGGTGGTTCTAGCAAAATGATACAAACAAAAAGAAGTAGTATTAAATTAAATGAATGTATATTTCCTTATATCACTTTTAATCGTAACAGAAAAGAGTTTTCAGCTATTTTAGATTTGATTAAATCAAAAACAATCACTGAAACCAATGGTGTGTTTAGTGGTATGTGTGAACATGAATTAGGTGATGTTGCCGATTATGCTGAAATGATTAAAAAGAAAATAAAGATAACCGACCCAGTAAATAAGAAAAATAACAGCTACGTTCCAACAGAAGACGTAATAGAAGGATTCAGGAAGAAGTTTTCTAAGGGTTGGCTAGAGACTGTTGAAAATAAATCACCAAAGAACACACATCGTTATTATTGGTGTTACAACGTAGCTGAAAACCTGAATGTTGTAATTGATGGGTTTCGTTATGACTTTGGTGTTGGTGGTATTCATGGAGCAAAGAAAGGTACTCATACGTCTACAGAAAATAGAATCATACGAACTTTAGATGTTGCTTCTTACTATCCTAACATGAGTATTGCTAATGACTTGTACCCAGAACATTTAGGTAAAAACTTCTGTAAAGTTTACAAAGGGTTATATGAAGAACGTAAGAAATACCCAAAGAAGGATGCCACTAACATGGCACTAAAACTGGCATTGAATGGAACTTATGGTGACAGTAACAGTGAATACTCACCTTTGTATGACCCTAAGTTTACGATGACAATTACAATTGGTGGCCAGCTTTCACTTTGTATGCTAATTGGGGCTTTAATTGACCATTGTGATGCTGAAATTCTCATGTGTAATACAGATGGATTTGAATACTTCTGTGACGTAAATATGATTGATAAAGCTGACATGATTGTTAAACGATGGGAATCATTAACTGGACTGGTAATGGAAGGTGGAACATACAGTAAAATGTTAATTCGTGATGTGAACAATTACATTGCAGTCACTGATAAAGGTGATGTTAAGACCAAAGGTGCTTATGAAGTGCAACCGTTTGATAAGTTGGGTTGGCATAAAAACCACGATATGATGATTGTTCCTATTGCTGTAATGGAGTATTTGGTAAACGGTGTTGATTACAAAAAGACAGTGAAAGAACACAAAGACAAGTTTGATTTTTGCTTATCAGTCAAGCTGAAAAGAGACAGTAAACTTATAACTGTAGATGAATTTGGTAATGAGTCTGTAGTTCAGAACACCACTCGATATTACCCAGTTGTTAAAGACGGTGTTAAATTGTTGAAGGTGATGCAACCATTGGAAGGTAAAGAAGATTTACGAATTTCCAAGATTGAAGAGTCTAAGACATTCAAAATTTGTAACAACATTGAACATTTTACTTTCGACAACATTGACTACGATTATTTTTATGAAAAATGTAAAGAACTAATTGACGCTGTGTCTTAAATAAACTAACATTCTTCTGTATTACAAACTAAACTAACACAAATATCACAAAGGTAAAAATAATGTCATTCTCCTATCGTGGAAACAAAACTAACGAAACCACAAAAGAAAATACTACACAAGTGGATTGGAAAGCGTATAACGAATACGTTGTTAAAACCGCTCAATTGGAACAACGTGAGACACTTGTGGGTGTTATCTCAATGATTGTTGACTTGGGCTTGCAACAGCAAGAAGATAGTAAAGTAGCTTTTACTGGAACAAAAGAAGAAGAATTGTCGATTATTGTCGATAATCCAAACACCTACTTTGAGGATGGTTTTGATTGGAATACTCGTACAAATTCTCGAATGAAGTGCTGGAAGAATAAGCCACAACAATGTGTTGCTATTGCTGTAGATTTTCCAGATATTATTTTGGACAAGGGTCAATTCTTTGGCGAAAGCAAGCCAATGCCACTGCGTTTATGGCTTGGTGGTGTTAAGTTTGACAACGACACTCGTAAGATGCTTATTCAGCGTCCAAGTGCGTTAAAAGTTGTTAATCTTGATAAGACACGAAACACTAAAAAATGGTCACTGTCTACAAATAATGCACTATACAACATGGCAGTAGGTGCAAAATTGATTAACAATGGTGAGCCTTTCCTTCCTGACCGCATTGGTGAATTACTTGGAAAAGCATTACAGTTTGAATGCCAAGTTTATTTTAATGAGGGTAAAGACGGTAAATTGTATTTTAATGAATACATTAAATACAAATCATCACTAGGTCGTGGTCAAGTTGCACCAACATTGCCGTATACACCAACCATTGTTAATTTTGATGCTAATAATGACGTTAATATAATTAAAGAAATTCGCAGTCATGTAATCAATACAATTATGATTGCAACAGATTATGAAGCATCGTTGATTAAAAACCAAATTGAACAAATGTTCAAAGAACAACATTCTTCAGATGATGATACAGAATCAGACGATGTAGATAGTCCTGTTGTAGATAGTCCTGTTGTAAACAAACAACCAACAGTGAAACAATCTAAACAAATTGATGATTGTGGTATTCCGTTCTAAATGTAAACTATTGGTTTAATGTAAAACATTTGTTTAATGTAAAGGTGATGCTTAAATGTGCCACCTTTTAACAATGTGTAAACTTAGTATTTTAGTAGGTGGTTATAATGAATAAAGAAAAAGAACTGTTTGACCGACTTGTTTCACTGAAACGTGAAATTGTTACATTGGAATTAGATATTAAACAATTAATTGAAGATTTCACATACTCAAAAGATAATGAAAACGGAGAGTTGGAAAAAGATGTTGTTAAAGAAATTGTTAAATGTGCTGACATTAAAGCTAAAGAATTGTTCGGAAAGTTTGAAGAAGAAAATCGAAAACGTGAAGCTATTCTTTCTAAAACATTGGAATTAAGCGAAACCTGATAGGTGTTAGTAAAATGAATCTTGATTACGAAACAATCAGTGATGAAATGCTAGGTAAGTTGTTGAGAGAACATATTAAATTCTTCAACAATGTAAACAACCTGTTTGAAGTTTGTCCAATTTCAGCATGTTCAGCATTCCTTCTGAAGAACGTAGAATGTCAATCAATTCCTGTTACTGTTGAAGGTGTAGAATATGTAATTTCGATAACAAAGAACAACTGATATTTATGATGTTGTTTGTGTAATTTTTATGTGGTAAAATTAAGACTGTAATGAGCATTCGTTTGCTTGTCACAGTCTTTTTTTATTTCATTTATGATGGTGGATTATGAACAAAGCACACTTCGATTTAGACTTCATCAAGTACGCTGCTGCATCTGTTGGTGAAAAACGTGAAGTGAAAGTAGTGAACAAAGTATCTGGTAATGAATACTTAGTTAAAAATCGTACAGAATTTTATGGTACTAATAAAAAAGGAGGTTTGTTATCAGCATTAAATAGCTCATTGAGCGATGAAAATAAACTAAATCACACTGATTTTGATTATTTCGACATTCAAACACCTGAACCAATACAAAATGTTCTACACTCAGCAAATTGTATGATTGATAGTTGCTTGGAATCGTCCGGTGCTGGATTAGTTGATTTTTACATTGGTAAAGGTGATTCTTTTCGTGTTGAGCTTTCAACATTACTTGAATACAAGGGTAATCGTAAAGACGCATTACGTCCTGTATTACTCGATGAAGTAAACCATTACTTAATTAAGAAGTATTCAGCTAATATAATTGAAGGATATGAAGTGGATGACGTTGTTGTAATGGAGTCTTACGGAAAGTACAATCACTTCATCATTGGCGTTGACAAAGACTATTACGGTACAGGAAGTAGATTCTTAAACACTAACAGATTGTCAGAATCAATTATTGATACAGATGGTATTGGTAAATTGTATACTTGTGGTAATAAGGTTAGAGGGTATGGTGCGTTGTTTAAGATATTCCAGATATGTTCAGGTGACGCTAGTGACAACTACAAGGCTAATTGTATGTCGGATGTCAAATGGGGTGATGGTGGTGCTTATAAAGCGTTACAAGGCTGTAAAACATATAAAGAATTGTTCAGTAAGGCGGTGTCTATTTTCAAATACCTATACCCAACACAAAAACAAATTATTGGTTGGAAAGGTGATACCATAAACATAGACTGGTTGTATGTTTTTCAGGAAATGTTCAATATGGCACACTTACATAGAAAGAAGGATGATTATGTTAATGTTGTTAGTGTTTTGGATAAATTAGGAATTGATTATGAATAAAGAAATATGGGAAGAATATCCTGAAATATGGAACAGTAAATCTGCATTTATGGGCTGGATTCGTGGTGGAATTAGACGTTCACTTTGGAATAAACATCCAGTGAAATTGTTATTTATGAAAACTTTCAGATTTAAGATTCTAAACCCTAATCCGAAAGGTAAACTACCTACAGTATGGGGAGCTAAATGTTCATTAACTGGTGAAATACTACCGTTGAATATGATGGAAGTAGACCACAAAGTAGGTGGACATTCACTGAAGGAAATTGAAGATGTGAATAATTTTATAAATGGTATTGTAAATGTTAGATTGTCTGATTTACAATTCGTATCCAAGGTAGCACACAGGATTAAATCTTATGCTGAACGTAACGGAATGTCGTTCGATGACGCTCTTATCGAAAAGAAAGCAATCGAAACGATTAAATCTGAAAAAGACTTCGACTTCTTTGCAAAACGAAACATTCAAGTACCTTCTAACAAAAAAGAAAGAAGAGCTGGAATTGTCAAAATACTAAAAATTGAAAGTGAGCTGCACAATGACAAAAAATAATATCAAAACTAAAGCAAAATACTTCGACGATTACGATGCTGAAGACAATGAAACCTTTTCGAAAGGTAGGAAAAAGAATAAAATCAACATTCGTAACATGCGTAAAGAAGTAAACAAAACACAATACAATACAGAGGGTTATAGTGATGTCTAATGTTATCGACGATGCCAACCGTGTTTCATCCTTTGATGAAATTCTGGATGAATTTTATCGTAATTATGAAGTTAATACAGAGTCAATGTTTGCCAACTCAAGTATCAACAATGTATTAAATTCATTTGAAGGTAGTGTGTTTTCATTCAATGCTACCGCTGGTAATTTTGAGAGTCTTAATGAATACAGTACGATTAAATCAACACTGAACAAGCAAGCAGCTCTTATTCTTGAAGAAGTAAAAGAAACAATCGAGGCAGATTCTTATACAGATATGCTTGATGGTGTTGTTGACGTGTTAGTTACAGCATTTGGGTATGCTCAGATGTTAGAACATCTAGGAATTGACGTAGCAAAAGCAATGATGTTGGTTGCTGAAAATAACCTTAGCAAGTTCACAAAAAGTCAGTCTGTAGCAGAAGATACAGTTGCTATGTACAAAGAAAAAGGTGTTATGTGTGAATACAAAAAGGTTGATGGGGTGTATGTGATTAAAGATAAAAATGGCAAGGTTCGCAAACCTATTGATTACGTTCCTGTTGATTTAACATCTTGTTTATTGTAATAATACAGTAAGAACACAGCAAAGGAGTAAAATGAATTTATTCCTTTGTCAACTAAACAAGTAAGGAAATAAAATGAAAACTTTTACAGACGTAGCTATAAAAATTGAAGTTTATTTTGAGTTCATGTATTGCAAATTAACTGAATGTGTTGAACATGAGATAATCAAAAGAATACAATGTATGTATTGCTTACAACAATTTTTAGTGTTACTGTTTGTGCAATGTTTACATAAAATTATTTTATCTCATTACAAATGATAATTTGGTAAATTAACATGAACATAAAGCTAGAAGATAGGATGAAATGCGTTATTCCAATCGTATACACTGAAAAAGAAATATCAAAAATGATAGGTAGGAATTTCAAGTATGAAATGATTGAGAATAATGAAAATGCTAAGGTTAAATTAAATGATTTTCTATTCTGTATAGGTTATGACACTACTTACAAAATTGAATTAGAATGTGGAATGTTATCTAGAAATAGATTCAAAGAAATTGATGATTCATGTAGAATTGTAGGGATGGAAAGACGTGATAAAGAGTGGATGAGTTCTAACCGTTGTAGCTTTGAAACAAAGATATATACAGAAGATGTACACCTAAACACTATGCTAAATAGGATGACAAGATAATGAGTATGAATGCACTAGGTACCAATCGTAATAAAAAATACATTACTTTATCCAACATGAAGTTCAACACTATTTATGAGTGTGACAAAGGAAAGTTATGGGAAATGATTAGCTATGTAGAAACACCTGATAGTGTTTATGTAGTATTAAATACAAACAGATTTAATTATTATGAGTTTGTTTTAACAGACGAATTTGAGCTGGTGTCAACTGACAATAACATCGTTATAAAATCACTGTTCGAAACAGAAATTGAAAAAACAAACGATTCACTCAGTGAAAATAAGAATTGTGTTGAACACGATGTTGTAAATAGCCCAAAACATTACAAAATTGTTGATGGTGTTGAAGTGAAGGATATTGTTAAAATTATTCTTGATAGATGGGATTCAGAATGCGGTGAAATTTCATCCTATGCTGGTGGTTGTATGAAAGAAGCATTGCAGTATTTATTAAGAGCACCACTAAAGAACGGTGAAGAGGATGTTAAGAAAGCCGTTTGGTATTTGAACGAATGGTTGTCTGCTGAACAATAACACAACAATCTAAACCAATTTAATCATACAGGGAGCTTTAAGCTCCTTGTTTATTTAAGGAATCATTAACGTGACAAATAAATTTGGATTAAAAGATGTTCGTATCACCAGACCAACAGAATCCTATGTAACTCACTATAAAACAATTAAAGATTTAGGGTTGAAACAAATTGAGAAACAGTTCTGGACTGCAAGTGAAATGAATGTTGAACTTGATAAGATGCAAATGTTATACGAATTATCAGAAGAACAATTACATGCTGTTAAATACACACTAACATTGTTTGTACATTACGAATTGAATGTTGGAGACTTCTGGAACAAAATTTCAAAAATGTTTCCTGTTCCTGAAGTTAAAATGACGTGTTCTATTGTTGAAATGATGGAACGTGCTGTACATGCTGAATTTTATGACGAACCTAATAAGATTCTAGGATTGTCTAGTGATGAATACTACTCACAATTCAGAAAGGATAAAAAATTATTAAAACGTGCTAAGTGGTTGGGTAAATTGCTGAACGATGACAGTGACCCAATACTGTCAGTAGCTATTTTTAGTATGACAGAACGAGCATTGTTATTTAGTAGTTTTGCAATCCTTAAATCGTTTCAATCTAACGGACACAATCTGATTCCTGTAATTGTTCGTGGTACTAATCAATCTGCAATTGATGAAGATTTACATGGTATTATTAGTAGTGAGATTATCAACACATACTTACATGAAGCTGGTGAGAAACTTGAAAACACAGAACGTCATCTGAAGATTATTGAAGCTGTAAATAAAGCATATAAGCATGAATGTGCGATTATTGATAATGCTATTACTGGTGAAAAGTTGAATGGTGTTCCTAAGCAAGAATTTAAGGAGTATGTAAAGCATCGTTTTAATGTTTACCTAGAAGGGTTACAATTACCTAAATACTTTGAAGTAGGTGAATGTTCAATTATTGATTGGTTTGAATTGAACACATATGCTTATAAAGTTCCAGATTTCTTTACTCCTGGGGTTGGGATGGAGTACGAAACTAGCTGGGATGAACAAGGCTTTATTAACGGATTCACTAACACAAACATGTCAGATAGCGTGACAAATTCAAAAGTTGTTAAATGAGGAAATGAAATGTCTGTAAATTACTCAAAGATGCGTAAAGAAATGCAACGTGTTGGTGTTTTTCCAATGTGGGGTAGTACAGCAGGACTCCAATTATTCATGGAAAAATATTCACATAAAGATGAATCTTTCAAATCACGATTGACAACGATTGCTAATATGTTAGCCAGTCACACCCCTAAAGTTTATCCGGGTTGGTGGGATTCTGATGAATACACTAAAGGTAAATCGTATGCTGAAGTATTCTTTACTGTAGCATGGGATGGTCATGTGTCATATTCAACGCCGTTGTTAGCTAATGGCGGCATTCGTAGCAAAGGTTCCACTGTTAGCTGTTCTGGTGCGTATATGGGTAACAATCTACATAACCGTTATGATTGCATTACTGAATCTGCGATTCTTACTAAGCAAGCACACGGAACATCTGTTTCATTAGATGACTGGCCTGCTGAAGGCGATGTTATTAAACGTGGAAGAAGTAAAGGAGTGATACCAATCATTCATGATTTAATAAATTGTATGGATGAAGTAACTCAAGGAAGTAGACGTGGTAGTCTTGCTTATTCAATTCGACCACAACACGGTGACTTTGATAAAGTGTTGAACAATTTATATGATAATCCAGAGTCTAATAATGTTGGTTGGTTGATTGATGACGAATTTACCAGAAAGATATGCGTTGAAAATGATGAAGATTCATTAAATAAATTAGGTAGAATGTTAGGAGTGAAATTACCACGAGGTAAAGGTTATTTTACATTCATTGATAAAATGAATCGTCACCTTGCTGCACCATTCAAAGATAAAGTGATGACAGTGAAGGCATCTAATTTGTGTCAGGAAACAGTGTTACCTTCTGATGAAGAACATACATTTAGTTGTGTTATTCTGAATTACAATCTTGAAACTTACGATAGTTGGCCGGAACATTTAATTCAAATTGGTCAGATTATGAGTGATTGTAATATCAGTGAATATCTTGAATGTATTGAAGAAATGTCAGAACATGATAAGAAGTCGATGGTTAAAATTAAACGATTTACTGAAAAGTTCAGGGCGTTAGGTAGTGGTGTATTAGGATGGCATACATTGATGCAAATGAAGCGTTATCCAATCGGTAGCTTAGAATGTATGTTTCTTAATTCTGAAATCTTTAAGAGATTAGATAAAGACAGCAAGGAAGCTACACAATGGTTGGCTAAAGTTATTGGTGAACCTGAAGGTTGTAAGGGTTACGGAATACGCAACGCAACACGTTTAATGATACCACCAACTAAATCAACTGCTGAAATCATGGCTGGTGCTAGTGAAGGTATTGGACTTGATACAGCCATGGCTTTTACTAAACAATCTGCTGGTGGTGAGTTCTTCAGAATTAACAAAGTGTTGTTGAGTATTATTAAAGAGAAAGGTTTAGATTTAGATGCTTGTGTAAAAGAAGTAGTCAAGGCTAGAGGTAGTGTACAAGGTGTAGATTGGTTATCTGATGAAGATAAAGCAGCATTACGAACAGCTTTCGAAGTAAGGATGGAAGATTATTTACGTTTGTGTTCACAACGTCAAAAATATATTGACCAAGGTCAATCTATCAATCTTTACTTTACAAGCAATGACAGTGCTGAATATATCGGGAAGATTCATCGTATGGCGTTTGAAGATGAAGGTATTCTAGCTTTGTATTACATCTATTCCATGCGTGGTGCCGGTGGAATTACTAGAATTGAAGATTGTGAATCCTGTCAATAAACAGAGGTGGTTATGAAAACGTATGTTGTTTACAGTAAGGTTGGATGCGGTCGGTGTAGTATTGCTAAAAAAGCTATTGTTGATTCAGGAAACGATTACGATGAAATGATGCTAGGTGAAGACTTTGAGCGTGATTGGCTAACAGGTGTTCTGTTAGATAATTTCAATGTTGTACACAAAATGTTCCCTCACGTTTTCCTTGACGGAGAGTATATTGGTAGTGTAGACGAATTGATTGACAGTTTAATGTAACATTATTACAAAGAGAGCATTGGTTGATTCCAGTGTTCTCTTTTTTGTTGTCTGCTATTTACAAAGACGTTCATGTGTGACAATATCGCTTCACCTTAAACGAATCTTGTGTGGTGATATAATGAAATACACGTTAGCAACAGTGTTCACAGTCAGTTGTGTTTTACTTACACAACAATGTAATGCTGAAGAAAATACATCATCCAAAGACTACACAAAGTATCTGACATGTACTAATGTCAAGAAGTGTTCACTTATAGCTGAAGCCATCATGTACGAGGCTCGTGGTGAATCAGAATACGGACGTGAAGCTGTTGGTGTAATTATAATAAATCGAGTAAAAGAGAAATATAAAATTGTTAATGAGCGTAACATTCGTAAAGTAATAAATGAAAAGAATCAGTTTTCTTTTATTACTGACAAAGATAGACAATCATCACCAACATATGAAGATAAATTACTTTCATATAAAGCTGCAACCAATGTACTACTAAATGAAAGTAAGGTAGCATTCATGTTGAATGGTGTTAAATACTATCATTCAAACAAAATAAAACCTCCTAAGTGGACTAACTCAATGCAATACATTGTGTCTATTGATAATCATTTATTCTATAAATAACAATTAGGAAATAACAATGAAAATTCTGATTGATGTTATTGTTTACGTTGATAAAACATTCGGACTCACTGGTGAACTTGTCCAATACTTGTATGAATTTGATGCAACTACACATTTATCTGAAGTTGTCAACTTATGTGTTGAAGAAGTTAAGCGTGATTATGATAAAAATAGCATATTGCCTCATTCTGTAAGATTTGATAGAATCACCGTATTGTAATTGTGCTTGTCAGCACATACACACAACAACACACATAAATAGGAATTGCTAAAATGACTAAACGTCTATCAAAAGAACGAATGAATAACCTGTATGAGTCATTCTTAAACAATGGTGGAAATGTTGTACAAGTTGATAGTAGTGTTATGAAAATAGAAAAACACAATCCACTTGAATCAATTAGCAATAATCCGTCTAAACCACCATATGAAGTCATTAAACGCGATGAAGTGGTTGAGATTACAGGAATGTCGGCAACAAAAATAATGGCTAATGTTCGTTTTGGTAAATTCCCTAAACCGATTATTTATACGCAGAAGAAGTTTGTTAATATGTATTGGAATAAATCAGAAGTGTTGAACTTTTTAGAAAGTATGGAGAATGTAAAATGAGTATTTGTTTTAAGAATGTAAGCGATGAAGAGATTCTTTCGTTTTGTGATAAACACGCTGTTGTATATAAATACGACTTTTATGTTGTGTTCGTAAACAACGTCCGTGTAGAAGGTGAGAAAGGTAGTTTTGATTACAATGAAGAGTCTGATTTGGATTATGAAGGTTGGTGTGACGTTAGCTTCGATGTTGTTCGTGTCGAAGACGAAAACGGTGATATGTTAATTGTAACAAACCCATATCTACATGACGAAATAATAAACAGTGTAACGTCTTTCTATGAAAGACGGTTTTTCAAATAAATAACAACGTCATATTGAAGCCATGATAATCATGGCTTCTTTTATTGTTGTAATCAATGAGGATGTTTCAATGAATAAAATTAAACTGTTTCACACTTCACCAGTTGAGATTAAAGAAATTCACCAATTTGGTAGATTTGGTACATTCTTGTTCTTTTCACCTAACGTCTATCAGACTCACGTTAGTGACAAGTGTTTCATATATTCGATTGAGATTGATGACTGTGACATTGTTAAATCCAGTAGTCTATTTACACAACATGACGTGAATGAAGAATTACAATCAATCATCAACGACGTTGCTGAAAGGTTTGGTATTTCTGAAGATACTGCTATGAATCTGATTGATGAAACTGAAGACGTATTCAATTACGTTAATGACCCAAGCGATGCTGCTGATGAAAGTTGGGATATGCAGTGTTGCACTGCTAAAGCTGCTGTATCGCTTGGATACAAAGGTGTTCGAGTGAAGGACGAACAAGGTGAGTCGTACATGATAGAAATGTCAAAAATGATTGAAAAATTAACACTAGAACGTGTTCTTTTACGATTCAACTATGTATAATCAACACGCAATCACAAACACATCCATGAAGTGGAATTACTAACAATGAAAAGCACAAAGAAGACAAAGATGACGTTACAGCAACTTGCTGCTATGAAAGGTATCACCACTGCTAATGCCACCACCACTAAAGAAGTTGGTTGTTCTTATGACGAAATGCACGTTCTTCCTGAAACACATGGCATGACAAGCAAAGAACGCGAACTACATGAGAAAATGTTGTTTAAAAATGAACAACTGAATAAACGACTCTCTTCATTAAAAGAAAAGAATGGGATTGAATTTGAAGTGAAAGAGATTGGTTCATGCAACTACTTATTCGCTACCAAAGATGGTGTTCCGTATGTTCATTGTGAACAAGTTAATTTCTTCAGCAAAGAATATATTGTACCTGTTGGTTGTAATGACTTTAGTGATTTTCGTAACGCTGAAGAGTTCTTTGAAAGTGAAGAAATTGTAAATGTTCAGCTAGAAGTAGCTGTTAAATTGTGGAATTAATCTAATTCACCTTTTAATCATGTCATTACAGAAATGACTTATTATTACAATAATACAGTAGGTGAAGCATTACACGAACATAAACGACGTTGTTTAGAACAGCGTAGATTAAGAAACCAAGCAATCATCAGTGGTGGACGCGATGTAACACCAAAAGGATTAGGAAGTGGATATATAGATTACATAGAACGTAATAAACACAAAGATTGATGATTGTAAACAATCAATACAAGCCACCTAAGAAATTGGGTGGTTTTTATTGTCTGAATTTTGATATTCAACGATTCTGAATAGATTCCACGAATCCTTGATTCTGAATAGATTCCACGAATCCTTGATTCTGAATAGATTCCACGAATCCTTGATTCTGAATAGATTCCACGAAT